AGATAATGCATCTTCGACATTATTCAAAATTCTAGGAGCAAAATCTTCATATTGTAAGATTTTTTCACATGCTCCTTGGTATCCTTCAGCTATAGCATCAGCATGTCCTGGCAATGCATCATACAATTCATTTAACGCGTTATGTGCAGAAAAAGATCCTAGACCTTCTACTTTTAAATGAAGTTTATGAAAGCTAGTTGCAGCATTCATAAGTTCTGTAACGCATGCTGCAGTTTGAGAATCTACAGGATTTAAAGAACTTTCTGTTTTTCTTTTCAGCTTATTAGCTGGATATGACATTGGGTATTCCATTAATTAGTGTCTGTTGAATTTTGTTTTGTTCTTTGGTATTGTGTGATACTTTCAATATCACCTGCAAGAATAGAAGCAGTATCATCTGCAAGCATTTCTGCAATATCATCTTTAAATTCACATGGAACATCTACTGTAGCAATTGTTCCAGTAGATGGATCTGCACAACCTATAATACTAATAGGTACAGGTTTTCTAAAATAGTAAAGATTAATTTTAGAAACATTAAACTTATCATTTGTATATAGTTGTATTTTACTAGATGATATAGTAGCAAATGTTTCTGCCCACTCAAGACTAGGATTTCTTAGGTGATCTCCTAGCAAACTATCTACGTCAGCTACAGGAACAAGATATGCTGTCACAATACGAGGTGGGCAACATTCTGTAGTAGCTTCTGCATTAATTCTATTAAAGAATAAATAATCTGTAGGAAGTGTCTGGTTAGTTTCAAAAAATAAACCTCTATCTGTTAAAGCAGTATACGTATGACCCTTTAAAAGATTTTGCAAATCATCTATTAATGTAGTACTAGACTCAGCACCTCCCATCTTACCTGTTTTAGCAGCATGAAATCCGTGTGCTTGTCTGCGTACCCACTCTAGTTGAGCTTTGTTAAACGCCTCTACAACTTGCCAGCATTCAATGTTATCATAGTCCATTGAACTTAACTTGTTCAAGCGTTCTTTAATCTTAAGTTGTAATAATGCGTTATTCATAATATCTTGTCACTGTAAAGATATGGTCTATTTTTTATTAGACCATATCTTTTGTGACTTATTTTAGTTATTCCAGTATCCTTCTACAGTTTTTATCATATCTGCTAAAATCTCCTCATTCAAAGGATTTTTTAAATATTCTACAATATCTGAAGGATTTTTACCAATCATTGTTGCACTTTTCATGTGATAAATGAATCCGTCACCACGAGTTGCAATTACCTTATAATAGGTAGCATCCTTAACAATTGCTCTCAATTTCAAAGACTCCATGTCTAAACTTGCAGTATCCAAGAAACGCTGAGCAGTTTTCTTTTTATCCTTCTCTACCGTTTCACCATTGATGTATTTATCCATGTTATCATACAAAACATCATGAGGCGTTGACTTACGATATTGTGTAGAGTTTGGATCTACAATCTTACATACATAGAACAATTTGTTAGTATTCTTATCAAACAACTTCTGCAATTCTGCAAGAGCTTTGTTACGCAATTTCTTAACTTCTGTTCTGATAGATGCAGTTTCTTCAAACTTATCCAAATAAAACTTCTTACCACTTGTAGAACGTGCTTCTTCTAAAGACTTAGCAATTAGTGAGAATCCACCTGATTCAATGGCTTTCATTTTAATCAAGTCATAAGGATCTTTTGCAGGATCTAAAAACAAAGGATCATTACCCAATCTTAAAACAATCTTTTCCCAAAACTGATCATTATCAGGACGCAACAGTTTTACCTTGTTCCAAAACTCAGGATCATCTGCTTTAATTACATTTGATGCTAGTTCTTTTTCTAATTGAGCTACTGTTACTCTGATTTGCTTTACAGCTGCTTCATAATCATCAGGTGACAAATCTTTAAGTTCTGGTGCAAATTCATTAAGTCCTGTAACATAGCGTTTGATACCATTGTACTCAAGACAAATGATTGGTTCTTCATGAAAACAGTTTTCAAACAACGCCATGTCATAGCGTTCAAGTCCCATATTATCTATGGTACTGTTAACAAAAGGGCGAATGCTTACTGATGCACCGCGTTTTAATGAGTTGTGTTTCTCAATAATTGTGACTTCCATAAAAATTTTTAGTTGGTTTGTTTTTTCTTCTTTGTAACAGTTAGTCAGCATTTCTGCTTTAAGCTCCTAAACCACGTCAAGGTTGTTACTTATAGGAGATACCCCCTGTTTTACCAGGGGAACTGTACATTACTCATGTACAGGTGGGAGGTGGAGTATCTTAGTGTAATTCCAGGAGGATTTTAATGCCCTCCTGGATTACTGTACCTTCAGGGTTCCTTAGAATGAACCACCTGTGATGGGGTTGCGCATCACAATTTTAAGAACTTTGGTTGGGTCCTTAACCCAGATAGAAGGCATCATCTGACTCATGAACACTCTGTAACCATTGAAGTTACCAACAGAGGCAAACCCTTGTGAGCGTCCCATGTAGTCCATAGTACCGTTCTGATAGAACCATTTCAATTCACTATCCCACTTCATTTTCAACAAGAAGATGTTGTCATTAGTGTTATCAGTGATATCGAATACAATAAAGTTATAAGAAGACAATGGGAAACCATCGATGATTGGGTTCTCAATGTCATTGGTGTGTACGTTATCAAACGCAGGATTCAATACAAACTTCACATTTGCCAAGAAAGGAATTGTGTAACTTGTGAAAGCAAATCCAAAGTTCAAATCCATAGCGTTGTTACCAGAGATAGCACCAATACCTGCTTTAGACATGTCAGTGAACAAAGCGTTAGATTGTCCCATTGTTGCACCAGCAATATTGAATGCTTCTTTCTTGATAGCCTCATTAACCATCTTCATACCAGCCATACCAGTTTGAACAATGATTTGACGTGAAGGATCTGGTCCTTTAAATTCAACCTTACCATTGTAGAAGTTGAAGATTTCAGAACGGAACAACTCCAAGTTAAATCCACTCTTGTTGTAGATACGCTTGAATGAGTTATCCAACTGATCCCACAAACCTACAGACAAACGGATATCATCTGGTCCATCTTGCTTAATGCGACCACCTTTACCCCACATCAAGTATGTCTCAATGTCATTAGCAATTTTACTCAAGTGAGCAGCTTCCATCTTAGTAACGAAAGTGCGACTCAAATCACCATTGTCATAAGCTTTCTTGATATAGTCTTTACCCATCTTGCTAACCATTGCATCAATGTTAGTCAAAGAAGGATCTTTAGCGATGTTAGCATCAAATGAACGCCAGATTTCAGTTACAGGAACTGTACCATCAGCATTCATTCCACCTTTCATCATCATTTCTGCACGAGAAGATACAGAGTAGTGTACGTGAGCTTCAGCACCACCAACAAAGTTGTAGTACTCACGGAAACCTGCATTCAATTCACCAATGTCAGAAAACTTCTCACCATATTCTCCACGTGCAGAACCTTTACGGAAGAACTTAGTACCTGGTTTCAAATACTTATGCTCTAGTTGAGCAGTGTTATTTTTGTTAACCAATTGTACAGTGTAGATGAAACCATCGCCAGCAGGCAAGATATCATCAGCAGTGATGAACAATTCCTCTCCTTTGTACTTATCATAAGTGATAATATCACCATGACCAAAAGAACGCTTGTTCAACTTGATTTTGAAAGTAGTACCATCTTGACCCAAAATTGTAGAAGCAGCTTCAATATCCTCAACAATGTAAGGAAGATCCTGTACTACAGGAGTTTGCCACTTGTACTCTCCGCGTGGATTGTCTACTAAAATGGTGTTCTTACCACCAAAAGATGCCATCTGATAAAGAGGCATTTCTACCTTTTGTGACATTGCCCACAAATCAACAGGACCCAAATCCATGGGTTCAGAAGACTTAAGCATGTTCACCAAATGGTAGCTGTCTACGTGAGAACTAACCTTGTAGTTAGTGTCGCGTAAAAAGAGACCGTTGTTTAAAACTGGTGTACTCATCTGTTTTTAAAAATTAAAAGTTAATATAAAGTGTGTTATCGTTTAAATATGTTAACTGGTTTTTTCAAACCACCTTGTTGTCTACGTTGAGGTCTTACACTGTCATCATCATCATCATTTGATACTGAAGATGAAATTTTACGTGCTTCCTCTGTTTTAAGTTTGCGTGCAGTTTCTGCAGCAACCTCATTCTTTGCTTGTTTGCGAAGATTCTCTTTATAATCATCTGGATCAGACAATAACCAAAGAGTTTCTGCAATCAAATCATATCTTGGTTCTTTACCAAACTGATACTCTTCCAAAAGCTTACCTAGTAAGTTTGTAGGTTTTCCTGTCATTGAACCATACTTTACAGTGGTTAATTCATCCCACAAGAACTTCTGACGTTTAGCATCAATCTTTACACCATTTAACTCAGCTGGTTTAAGGGTGTGATAGATGTTAGACATGTAAGCTTCTTTTTGCTGTTGCTGTTGTTGACGGAATTGTTCTTGCTGTGCAAGTTTCATTTGAAGAACCTCTTCTTCTTTTTGATCTAACTTTGGTTTAAATTGTTGTGCTTTTTTGTTTAAGGTTCCAGCATCAATCCATTCTTCAATTTGTTCTTCAATCAAATCTTGATCTCCGTTACCAAAGTTAGTAGCTTGTAGATACTGACGCACAATCATTTCTTGATGATCAGGATTTCCTGCGTCAAGAGAACGAGTTTCTTCTACAGCAGCAAGTGCTCTAAACAAACCTTTCATGTCAGTACCACCTCTAGCGACATACTCTGCAGCATACTGCAATTCGCCTGGCAGTGATTCAAAGAACTCTTTTGGAGTTTGTTCTCTTATAGAATTTTCACGATGTTCAAAGTTTGCTTGAATCAACTCCTTCCAATCCTTCATAGAATACTCCTCTAAAGGTTTGTCATCCTCAAAAGGCATAATCAAACCTTCTTCAATAAGTTTAGAAAAAGTATCAATAAGACCGCTCTTATCTACTTTTTTTCTTCCCTTGTTTGCAGCAGGGTCTTGATTGTCATCATCTCCATTTGCTAAATCTTCATCCAATGCTGCTAATGCTTTATCAACATTAATCTTCTTTGGTTCACCTGAATCATCTGAATCATCATCTGAATCATCATTATCCAAGAAACTCAAATCTGCAGCTTTTGTACCTTTACTAAAGACATTTGCTGGTGCTTTTACACCTTCTTCATCTGCAGTAACAATACTATCTGCACCTGGCATTGGTAAGAAGTCATCAATATTGTCAATTGTGACGCTATCAATAGCTGCTCCGTTTTTATCAGTACTCATAAAATTTTAGTTGGTTTAGTGTGTTCTTCATATATAATGTACAATATAAATTTCAAAAATTTACATCCCTCAGAGGTAAGCTATAATTTTTGAACACTATATCGCTATTATTTTTCTTTGTCGTACTTATTCTTATTTGTACGAGCTACTTGAAGCTGTTTATCTGCAATCTCTTTACGAGTTTGTAACTCTTGTCTTTGTAGACTTACCTTCTGTTGATCTATTGCATTTTTGTTAAGTTCCTTCTCTCTTGCAAGAGCTGTTCCTTGTTCTTGCGCATTCTTTTTATCAAGGTATTCAAGAGTATCAATGTAATCACTTTGCTGATCTTTGTTAAGGTCAACCATTCCTGTATATCCTGCAGAACGTATCTCAGCAATCTGAACATCATTTTGACGATCCATAGCTTTTTGTTCTGCTTGGAACTTAAGCATTGCTTCTTGACGTTGAGTTTCAGCATCTTGCCTCATTTTCTCAGTTTCTTGCATTGCTTGTTGTTCTTGTTGTTTTGCTGCATTAACCTTCTCTTCAATACCTTTCATAGTGTGAGTAATCTCAGCAAGAGAATCTGCTTTAAGAATATTACCTAAATCATAAATAGACGCACCAGCAGTATTATTGTTCATTGCTAACTGACGAATCTGTTCTAGCAACATTTTTTGATTCACCTTAGTAGAAGCAAAAATGTTTAGTTCTCTAGACAATAAATCAGTACCATTCATCTCAAAATTAACTTTTTCATCAAGAGATGTTACATATTGCAATCTTACACTATGTTTAGTAGAGTGATAATACTGTGCTAAGTCTGTACGCATTTGATGTATACGAGGCATCAGTTGTTCAGAATGCTGTACAAAATACATTTCAGTCTGAGCATAAGATGCGTTTACTGCTTGCTGTACACCTGTTGCAGTTTCTTGTGCAATTACCTGACCCATGCGTTGAGGATTTACCCCAATAGTTTCATACGCTTGCTGTTTAAAGTGATTAGCAAGCTGAATACGTGACATTAATCTTTGAGTCTGTTCTAGATTTAGAACTTGATAATGCTGGAAGTTAAGGGCATTCTCTGTATTAGTAATAGAAGTATCCAAAGGTAACATCTGGAAATTCTTCATAGCAACATATGCTTTAGAAAAATTATCATGTCCCCAATCTTCACCCATTGAATGTTTAGGTAAAGCATTCTGATCCAACATGATAACTGTACCTAACTCATCAATAAGAATATCTGCAATCTGGTTATTTACTAGATTATATCCAATTTGATAAGGTTTCATCTTATCTACAAGAGATGTACTCTTAGTATTACGATCACTAAATACAGAACCTTCTACAGGAAGTTTACATCCGTACAAACTAAAGTCACCTTTAAACTGGAATGGAATAGGTTTTACATTTAGATACAAAGGCTGAAAACCATTAGCATCAATGTTTCCATAAAAACTTGGTCTGTTAGGACCAATCTTAATTCCTCCCCATACTTGGTTAATCCAAATCCAATCAATATGTTCACCATACATTAAAGTTTCACGACACTTTTTCTTCATTATAGAAGTATCGTATATAGGTTTTTCTGTAACTAAATAATTTTCATCAACAATTTCTTCTGTAACAAATCCATCCTCATCAATTTTTATGAGATGTCCAACCATTCTCTGAGACTTCCAATATGATGTAGTAACACGTAAAAGATTCATATTAGATAAGTCAGACAAGTCTTCAGACTCATTTAAGATCCTAAATAAAATGTCGTCACCTGTATTTACAAAAGTATCTCTAGCACTCAAAAATTGACGCATTCCAAGTGAAGGACCTTGTGTATTCCATTCATGAGATCTAGTAGCATCGTAGAAACTACCGTCATTTTGTACACCTGGAAGCATGTATCCTGCAGCTTTTGTAGGATAAATAGACTCAAGAGATTTTAATTGATCTCCTGTCATCATCCAACCATACTTATCTATGATGTCAGATAAAGTCATAAGATCTAAACGACCTACCCAGTTAGATTGAGAAATGTATCTTGCTTCAGGAGACTTATGATAGAATGTAAGAACGGGATTCCAGACTTCAATATCAAAGTCATCCTCATTCATTTTAAAATGCCAGAACTCCCTATCAGTAATCAACATATCACGGAATGCAATATTCTCCAACTCACGCATCATGAATCTTTCTTCATCCACGTTATGTTGATGTGTTGCCCACTGTTCTACTAAAGATCTGTAATCTTTCTTAAAAAATTGTTCAATTTCAGGAAGACTCTTTAAATTTTCAGGAGCCATCATTTGCTGTGCTTGCTGCGCCTGTTGTTCATCTTCCATGTTTAATCCCATCTGTTCAATGGTTTGCATCATCTTTTGTTCAGCATACGCTAAAAGGTTATCTTCAACCATTTTTCTTTTAGCTTCTAACATCTCATTAAAGGAGGTGTCATCTACTGCACGATAGGAAATCTTATCATTACGCTTAGCAAATTCACCAAGCATGACATTAACAACATTAGGAATAATGGGGAAAAACTTTAATTCAAATGCACCAGAATCATCTTTTGTAAGAGTTTCAATTAAATCAGCAGCTTCATTATCTTCCTCTACTAAATAATCTGTTCTGTCAATAATTCCATTAGCAAGTTTATAGTTCTTTAAGAGTCTGCGTGCATTTCTGCGAATTTGTTTCAATCCTTGCATCTCCAACCAGTCCATATTCCATGCACCCCAAGACTCATCCTTTTCATCGCTTAGTAAGAATTGAACAGGTTGGGTAATTGTACCCATACGATTATACTCTGCTCTTGCACCATTTTTTAACTGTAATGCGTTGTAAATTTTTGGCATCTTATCTAAAATTTTTAAAAGGACTTCTAGGTTTCATCCCCCCTATATTACGAAAGGACGTCTTACTAAATAATGTACGCATTTTATTTGTATTATCCAAACCTTCTTCCTTCTCTACACGCTTGGAATAACCTCTATTTGACTCTTGAACCTTAGCAAATGCAACTAAAGAACAAAATGCTACTAATCTATCCACGTTAAGACCCTTGCGGTAAGCTTGCATCTCTTTTAATAACATAGGATCTGGTATGCGTTCTACACCATGAGTGGTTCTTACAATCTCTCCATCAGACTTAGTTTCATGATCTAAGGCTTCTTCTAAAAACTGTACAGCATAAGAAACTAAGTGACCTCTAAAGATATTACCTACGTTTCTCCAACCATATTCTTGATATACGTTTGTGTTACTCATAATCTCTTTCAAGAAAAGTATCTGATTTTTGGGTACAAGATACTTCTGTTTTCTTTTAGAAATCATATATTGTATAAATAAACTAATGTTATTTTCCACAATAGTCCAAGCATTATACCACTCTATAATCATTTCTAGACGTTCATGTGTTTTTTGTAGGTCATCAAAACGACCACACCAACTAGCAACAATTTTATCGCGTTCTATAATCTGCTCAATAGTACCATCTTTCTTGTGACGTGTAACCTCCTGTGCTGTTTTATAAACATATATAGAACACAAAGATTCTGAAGTAGTGGTCTTACCTTCTGCAACAGGGTCAATAGACGCATAATACATTCCAAATGTGGGATCTTTTACAGGTCTTTCATAAACGCATACTACACCTTCTTTATCCTGAGTTTTAGCAGTTATAGGAAACTCCATAATAGGAATCTTCTTAGACTCCTTAGCTACTATTTTACCTTGTTCATCCCTACTAAGATCTAAGTATTCAGTAAAATAAGTCTTGTCTTGGATACGTCGTAACTGTTTTGCAACCAAGTGTAAAGGAAAAACACTGTCTTCACGTGATGAAAACGCTTCTGAGATGTACATAGGTTTCTGAGAAACACGAAGTTGATACTCATCAGGTCTCAGAGTTTTTTTCCAGATTTCTCTTTCTGCACGTATCATATCCATAGCTTCCTCAACCTTACTGTTACCCCACTGATCTATGCAAGGAATCATACTCCATTGTTCTGGAATAAACAAACCACACATTCCTGTTTGGTTATTCTCATCCATAAGATTAGTCTCAACAGCTAATACATCTTTAGAATCAGGATTATGTATAAGTTCTTTAAGTGGTTCGCATTGTTCCAAATCCCCCACAGATCCTGCTACTACAAATTGACCAGTATAAATCATACCTGATTTCATGGCTGGTAGCAAATACTCCAGTGTCTTACCCATGTGTGGGGCAATACCAGCTTCCTCATGAAAGAACAAAGTACAAGGTCCCCCTACTCCATTTGTTGGGTCTTTCTCAAGTACTAATCCAATAAGTACAGATTTTAAACCCACATCTCGTTTTCTACCTCCTTGGTTAACCTCAATCTTTTGCTCCCAGTTAAGAACCTTGTCAGGGGTTGATGGTCTGTACCATGCTGTATGAGTATTCAAGAAGTTACGATACTCCTCTAAGAAACGCCATGTACCTTTTTCTGCAACGTAGTCTTTAAGAGATCCTGCCATCTTGCTAATAGCGCCCTCTTCAAACCAGTAAAGATTAATCATCTTAGCAGAATGAAAATAAGAGGATGCAATCTGACGTTTCTTTAAAATTGCTGCATGCTTGTAAGTATGTTTTGCTAACTCCTCATAAAGTGCCATATGATACTGAGCATCGCGTACATCAGGGAAAGTAAACTTACTAACCTCTTTATTATAAATTGGTAAGAAATTTAACCACATGTAATAATCCCTGGTTAAATACCAATTTTTATCACCACTTTTGTAGATTACACCATTGCGACACTTGTCTTTTTCAGTATCCCAATATTTTACAAAATCTTTACTCTTTGGAGGAAATGGGCAATAGAACTTATCTTTATTAAACTTTCTAGCTTGTGAGTTAAATTCTAAACTACACTCATCAAACTCATATTTACCAGGTTCTTTAAATATCTCTTTTAAAAAGTCTACAAAAGACTCTCTTTCTTCAAAGTCTGTTTTAGTCCACTCTTTAGACTCGCAATTATATGTTGGGACTGACTTATACATTAATCTTCAATTTCTCCTAATACTACTACTATTTTCTTTTCTTTATCAGCTTGCCAAATAATATCCTTTATAACAAACATTTTATCTTGATATATCAAATGTTCATTTCTACGAGGAACTTCTCTCATAAATACAATACCCATTGACGTATTAGGATTCAAATACGTAAGATGAATTTGTACACTTAATAAATTATTTGTATTTGGTGGCATCATAACTGATCATATCCTAATTGTTGTCCTCCCCTTGCTTGTCCTTTCTGCTCTTCCATTAAATCTTTGTAGGCTCCTTTAAAACTCATGCGTATTGCTTCAAACTTTGCTGCAGCATTTACCAGAGAGTTAATATTACCATCTCTACCATGTTCTATAGGAGTAACCTCCATATATCTTGCTAAACGATCAAGCATGTGTTTCATACCTATGTACGCGCGATACGTGGGAGTTTCATATAACTTCTTACACATTTCTAATCCATGAATAATACACTCATCTTCTGTAGAAAATGTTGCAGTAAGCTGAGATAGAATCAATTCTTCTTTATCATTCTCTACTACATCAAAAAATGGATTCATGTCTGGATTAGGACAAGTCATATAAAATAGATAGAGGAATATCTGCATGTGATCATCTGGGTACTGATCTATGATATCCTTTAAAAATTTAAGAGTATAGCAATGATCACTTGGAACAATTGCACCCTCATGTATATCAAATAGTTTTACCATTATTTCCAATGATTATTTTCACGTTCATAATAAAAAGTAAGATCTACAACTTCAGCATCATAGTAATAACCTACTATATCAC